CAAGCTGAAGCAGAATTGTTCTTGACTCCAGATGGGCATAGTCTATGGGAAATTTAAATTACAATCTAGCAACAAATACCAATTTTAAAGTCGAGATTGCAGGAGTACCTGAATTCAATTATTTTGTCCAGAGTGTTAATTTACCTGGCATTTCAATGGGCGGAGTCGAAGTTGATTATGTAAATAATCAAGTATTCATGCCCAGCGATCGAATTGATTATGATCCGCTTGTTTTTACATATGTTTTATCGGAAGATTGGGGAAATTATAGGTTTCTTCATCAATGGATGAGGGATATCCGATCAGTAGATTATCCTCCTAAACATTTTCGTGATGTTACATTACATATACTCAACAACAATAAACTTGAGAATTTGAAAATTGTATTTTATAATTGCTTTCCGACATTTCTTTCTGAAATTAATTTAGAGTCTGCTGTTTCGGATACAACTCCATTAGTATCAACTGCGACTATTCGTTATCAATATTTTGATATAAGGTGAAAAGATGAAAATTGAAGACATTCGTGATTTGATGGAAAAAGATAGCAAAATTGACGATACGGCTCTTGATGCTGAAAGTCTCAAAATTCCTTATTTGCATAGTAAATGGTATGGTATCTTCATAGATGAATTACGTTTATTGAGAGGTCTCGAACAAGAGTACAATCGCTTACTCAAAGAAAAAACTGAGTACTATCTCGGTAAAGCTGATGATGAAGTTTACGAAAAGAAGCCTCTTGATCATAAAATTCTCAAACAAGATCTCGACATTTACTTGAGGGCTGATGATGATTTGATGAAACTTGAGAGTAGGAAAATTTTGCAACAAATGAAAGTTGAAATGATTGAAAACTTCATCAAGAACATCAATCAACGCACTTTCATTATTCGAAATGCTATCGAGTTCATGAAATTCAAAAACGGTATTGTGTGACGGATATCAAAGTTTACAAATATAACGAACTTTACATCCGAATTGATTCTGAACGTAGCATACTCTACGAGATTCAGGATCATTTTAGTTTTTTTGTAAGGAATTATAAATTCATGCCTCAATACAGACATGGAGGTTGGGATGGTAAGGTTCGTCTTTTCAATGTCGCTACGAGGTTGCTCCCTTTAGGATTACTCATTGATTTAGTAAAATTTGGTGAGAAATATAACTATTCAATTGAGCTTGTAGATAAAAAGAAATTTAAACCTATTGATTTTAAAGAAGATATTGAAGAATTCCTGAAGGATTTGCCTTCTATCACAAAAATGTCAGTAGAAGGTGAATATCAGTATCAGCTGGATGCTTTTTTGAAATGTCTCAAGTACAATAAAGCACTCGTATTATCTCCTACTGGTTCTGGTAAGAGCCATATCATATATCTCATAACTCGTTTCTTACATAGATATACTGATGAATCAATTCTTATTTGTGTTCCTACGGTATCGTTAGTCGAGCAGATGGTAAGTGATTTCGCTAGCTATGTGAATGATGGTTTTAATGCTAAATTTGAATGTCATAAGATTTACAGTGGCAAAGCTAGAAAATCTGACAAGAGAATCGTCGTAACTACTTGGCAAAGCATCTATAAATTACCAAAGGAATGGTTCAGTAATTTTGGTAGTTTTATTTGCGATGAGGCACACCAAGCTGACAGCAACAGTATCACTAAAATCATTCGCAATCTTCCTCATGTTCCTTTTAGGTTTGGATTTACAGGGACGTTAGATGGGAGTAAAACTCATGAAATGAGTTTGCGTGGAATGTTTGGTCCTATCTTGAAAACGACATCAACGAAAAAACTCATGGATGAGGGTGTCTTAGCTAAATTGAAAATTGATGTAGTGATACTTCAATATAGCCCAGAAGAACGCAAGCATGTCCATAAAAATTGTAAAACGTATCACGATGAAATCAGTTGGTTGGTTGATCATGATAAGAGAAATAAATTTATAGTTGCTACTGCTCTCTCACAACCAAAAAATACATTGGTGCTTTTCAATTTTGTTGAAGGACATGGCGAAAGATTATATAATCTCGCAAAGACATATGCGAAAGATCTTGGAAAAGAAGTTTTCTTCGTGCATGGTGACGTGAGCGTCGAAGAACGAGAACGAATTCGTCATCTAGCGGAGAAGCAAGATAACATTATTATTTTCGCCAGTTACGGTACATTCAGTACGGGTATTAACATTAAGAATCTTCATACTGTCATATTTGCACATCCTTTCAAAGCTCGAATTCGAAATTTACAATCTATTGGTAGGTCGTTACGTAAAAGTAGCGGAAAAGAAGAAGCAAAATTAATTGACATCAGTGACAATCTATCTTATAATAACAGACGTAATATGACTCTTGAACATCTTTCAGAGAGGCTTAAAATTTATGAGTCGGAACAATTCGAATATATTATCAGAGAACGAAAACTTTGAGATGCCTCTGAGGCTCATTAGTTTATCTAATGGGACTCTAGTTTTGGGAAAGATAGCTGCAATAGATCAGAATATAGTTCAGATGGTACTTCCTGTTTCATTGAGAGTCATTTATGATGGAGAAGGGGATATCATTACTACAAGTGCCATTCCATATCAGATGCCTTTTGTGACGGTGAGTCCTTTCAGTGTGGTCAACTTTAATTTCAATCAAATAGTGAGTTTTGCTGAACCTGCTCCGGAGTTAGTTGAACAATACAAGAGTATCACACAAAAAGTAACAGAAAAGTTTTTATTGGCTGCAATGAAAGAAATGAAACAAATTTCTGATGAAACAAAGAAAACACATGACGATATAGATTTTATTACTTGGGAACATTATCTGAAAACAATTCATTGAGGGACATTCATGGCGACAAATTATGTGGACAATGCAAAGTTTCTTCGTCTATTGAATGAATATATCGAAGAACGCGAGAAACGGAAGCAGCAAGGGTTACCTCCTCCGAAAATTTCTAATGAGATCGGCAATATCTTTATCGATATTGCAAAAAATTTAAGTCTTCGTTATAATTTTCATGGATACACTTTCAGGGACGAGATGATTGGAGATGGTATCTTGAATGCAGTAGAAGCAATTGATAGTTTTGATCCTCAGAAGAGTAGCAATCCTTTCGCATATTTCACACAAATCATTTATTGGGCATTCGTTAGACGTATAGAAAAGGAAAAGAAAGAAAGAGATGTTCGCGATGATATGATGTTTGATGTTGAAATTGAAACTTATACTACTATTGATGGTGAAAAGTTTGATCTAAATCAAGACAATCTCTATTTGTGGTTCAGCCAAAATAAGGAAAAGCCAGAATGAAAATTGCAATGATAACGGACATTCATTTTGGTGTCCGCAATGATTCGAAGTTCTTTCATGATAACCTATTCAAGTTCATTGAGAATACTTTCTTACCGCACATCAAAGAAAATAATATCAAGACTTTGCTCATTTTAGGTGATACATGGGATCGTCGAAAATATATCAATTTTTATACATTTCATGATGTTCGCAAACGATTTTTTGACAAGTTGCGTGATCTGGACGTTGAAACTAAAATAATCTATGGGAATCATGATGTTTATTTCAAGAATGTGAATGATGTGAATGGTATTGATTTCTTAGCCCAAGCTTATCCTAACGTAGAAGTCGTTGAGACATATAAAGTTTTTGATTTTGATGGATTAAAATTGGGCATGATTAGTTGGATTCATAATGGAAATTTAGAAGAAAGTCTTGATTGGATTTCGAAAGTTGATTGTGATGTGCTTTGTGGCCACTTTGAAATTAAGAACTTTGAGATGATTAAGGGACAATATTGTGAACATGGTTTTGATGCTAATATCTTCAATCGATTTGAATACGTCTTCAGTGGGCATTTTCATGTTACCAGCTCAGATGGTCGAATTTTCTATCTAGGCAATCCGAATCAAACTAACTGGAGTGATTATGGTTTAAAGAAAGGGTTTCATGTTTTCGATACTCGAACGAGAGAATTAGAATTCATAGAAAATCCTTTCTATGTCTATAAAAAGTATCAGTATGATGAGTCAATTGATTTGTTAACGTTCAATTATGATGAATTTCAGGATAAAATTGTAAGGGTTTATGTAAATACATTTGACCTTTCGAATCGACGTAAATTTGATCTTTTCATTGATAAGCTATCACAAATTGCTTTCAATGTTGATGTACAAGAAACAGATACTACTTTAAATGAAATTGATCCTGATGAAGCATCTGCAATTCAATATACAGATACTATGAGTTTGATTGAACAGTACATCGAAGCTATCAACTCAGAAGGTTTAGATAAGAAGAAGCTACGCTCATATTTCCAAGAAATTTATAATGAAGCTTTAGAAAAGTTGGCTGTATGATTACATTCCATACTATTCGTTATAAGAATCTCCTGAGTTTCGGTAATATGATGACTGAAATTCAGCTTGATCGAAGTCCTACTACTCTCATTCAGGGTAGAAATGGTAGCGGTAAGAGTGCTCTACTGGATGGAATCTGTTTTGCTTTGTTCGGTAAGCCATTTCGAAAGATCAATCGACCTCAGTTAGTTAATTACAAAAATCGCAAAGAACTTCTAGTTGAGATTGAATTTTCGACTAGAGGCAGTCGTTATATGATACGACGTGGAATGAATCCACAAGTTTTCGAAATTTATAGAGATGGAGAACTTATTAATCAGAATGCTGCTTCACGTGATTACCAAGAATATCTTGAGAGGAATATTCTGAGTTTTGATTATTCGGCATTCACGCAAATCGTTATTCTAGGTAAGGCGACTTATGTGAGTTTCATGCGGCTGAATGCTGATCAGCGCCGCAAGTTCATTGAAAGTATACTTGGTTTGAATATTTTTAGTGCGATGACTGAAGTTCATCGTTCAAAGTTATCAGAATTGAAGGAAAAGATCAACGAGGTTAAGAATGCGATAACAATCACAAAAGAAAAGATTGAACTTCGTGAGAACTACATTCATAAGTTAGAAGCAGATGCAGCCGCAAAACGTGAAGAGTTGACTACTAAAATTGAAGCTCAGATTGAAACTATTCAACGAGAAATCGCGGATATAGATAGACAAATACAAGAAATAAGCAACCAAAAACAAAAGATCGACACTGAAAAGCAAGAGAATTTAAAAGCTCGCATTCAGCAGCTCAATGGATTGATTGCTAAAAGTGAAATTCGACAGAAGCAATTGTTGAGTGATATTCATTTTTTCATGGGAAATGATGCTTGTCCTACTTGCGGTCAATCTATTGAAGAAGATTTTAAGAAAATTAAAATTTCTGAACTTGAGAATAAATCAAAAGAAATTTCAAAAGTAATTGAAGAACTGAGTAAGAAAAGCAGTGAAGCGGTTTCAGCTTTAAATGAATTCAATCATGCCATTGAAACTAATCATAAGTTAGCCAAGCAAATATCAGCGTTGGTTGCCAGTAAAGATGAAAAGTACAAACAAATTGCATTGTTGAGATCTGAAAAAGAAAAGGAATGTGATAATGATATGGAGAAAGTAGAAGCCGAAAGAAAGAAATTAGACGATCTTCGCGAGGCTTACAATAAATTGTTAGACAAGAAATCAGAATTGCTTGAACGCCTTGAGTATTTTGAGCTGATTTCAAGTATGCTGAAGGATACAGGCATCAAGCGCATGGTGATCCGAAAGTACATTCCTTACATTAACAATATCACTAACACGTACTTGAAGAATCTTGGTTTCTTTGTCAAATTTACATTGGATGAAAATTTCGATGAGAAGATTTTAGCTAGAGGCATCGACGAACTGAGCTACAATAATTTCAGTGAAGGCGAGAAGTTAAGAATTGATCTTGCCATCCTACTGACCTGGCGAGAAGTCGCTAAGATGAGAAATAATATGAGTACTAATTTACTCATCTTTGATGAAATTTTTGATAGTTCGATGGATCAAGCAGGCGTGGATGCTTTTGTTGAGTTGTTAGGGAAGATGAAGAACACGAATGTTTTCGTCATTAGCCATACACCCGATAAGCTAGCAGATAAGTTCTACAGCAGCATCAGCTTCAGTAAGGAAAATGGGTTTAGCAAAATGACAAATTTTGCTTGACATTCGAGAGTCTATGTGGTATAATTGTATTTCCTGATGGTGATAATTTAGATGGAGGATTTTAAATGAAATTATCTAAGCAGACTGTTGAAGTATTGAAGAATTTTAATGGTATCAACCAAGGTCTTCTTTTCCGTAAAGGTAATGTGCTCAGAACCATGAGCGTCATGAAGAATATTTTTGCCACTGCAGTCGTTGCAGATGAATTTCCGAGGGATTTTGCGGTTTATGATTTGAGTGAATTTCTATCGACGGTGAGTCTTTTCAACGATCCTGAACTTCAATTCAAGGATGAATATTTCGTTATTTCTGAAGGTAATATGAGGGTTAAATATTTCTATAGCAATCCAAGTGTGATTGTAAGTCCTCCTGATAAAAATATTGCTATGCCGACGCCTGATGCGACTTTTACGATAACTAAATCACAGTTAGAGCAGATTTTGAAAGCAGCTGCGGTGATGAAATTGAAAGACTTCGCAGTAACTCAAGAAGGATTGAAAGTCTTTAATCGCAATGGCGTTGGAAATGAATATACGATTGAGATGCCAATTGATTCTGAAGATGATGCCTTTGAATATATACTAAAAGTTGAAAATCTTAAGTTGATTCCAACTGATTATGAGGTTGCTATGACGAAGAAAGGTATTGCGCAATTCAAAGCAGAAGCCACTAAAGAAACTCCCAGCCTCGAATATTTTGTTGCTCTTGAATCTGAATAACTGATTGAGGTAATACTATGGCTGATCGTGAAGAATTTTTATGGGTCGAAAAGTATCGCCCTCAAAAAATCGCTGATTGTATCTTACCTGATCGTTTGAAGGATTATTTCATTAATATGGTTGGAAAAGGTGAGTTACAAAATATGCTCTTGGTTGGAGGACCAGGGACAGGTAAAACTACCGTTGCAAGGGCGCTTTGTAATGAGTTGGGTTTGGATTATTTGATGATCAATGCCTCTGAGAATGGTAATATCGATACGTTACGTACAACTATTCGTAGTTTTGCTTCAACTATGTCATTTACGAGTAGTTATAAGGTGGTAATTCTCGACGAGGCAGATTATCTGAATCCTAATTCAACGCAACCTGCACTTCGAAACTTCATTGAGGAATTTAGCAAAAATTGTCGTTTCATTATGACGGCAAATTACGCCAATCGAATCATCGATCCTTTGAAGAGTAGATGTGCGGTGGTTGATTTTCATTTTTCCAAGGAAGAAAAACAAGAGATGGTCATTGCTTTTGACCGTCGAGTTAAAGAAATTCTCGCCAAGGAAGGCGTTGAATTTGATAAGAAAGTACTTGCACAAATACTTGTTAAGTACTTCCCAGATTTTCGAAAGATTCTGAATGAACTTCAGCGTCATTCATCTGGTGGGGTACTTAAGAATACGGTTCTTACTAGTTTAAGTGATGATAATATTCGAAAGCTTTATGGTTATCTTCGTGATACTAGTAAGTGGCCAGAAATGCGCAAATGGGTGGCTGATAATTTAGATAATGATTTTAATTTGATCTGTCGAGCTCTTTACGAGAGAGCGGAGGAATATGTGAAACCAGGTAGTATTCCTCAGCTTGTTTTGACTTTAGCACAGTATGATTACAAAAACAGCTTCGTGATGGATAAGGAGATCAATTTGGTGGCAATGTTAACTGAAATCATGGCACAGGTGGAATTCAAATGAGTGAAAAGTTAGGCTTGTTTGATATCATCAATAATATATACGAGAAGAAAGGAGGATTTCTTTCTTCGGATGAACTGAAAAGCTATCAGCCGTATATGGTGAATCGTGCTCTTAGTCAGCACAGGGATTTGGTTTTCTTGGCTAACGAGCTAAATAGCTTGTATAATATTGATAAAGATATGCATTATGCATTCTTATATCATGGTGTCCCGAAAAAGCGACGTTACGGTAAATGGGCTAAAAATGAGGATGATAAGGATAAGATTGCTGTGATTCAAGAGTATTATGGGTATTCTTATCGCCGAGCTAAAGAGGTTTTACCATTATTGATCGATAAAATTTCTGAACTTAAACTGAGACTTGAAAAGGGTGGAAGAAAATGAGTGATAAAGAAAATCTTCTAGAAACTTTTATTGAAATTGAACCTGTTGATAACAATGAGTTTCTGAAAATCAAGGAAACTTTGACTCGCATTGGGATTGCAAGTAGGAAATCTGGTAAGGAAAAGCCTACTCTTTGGCAGAGTTGCCATATCTTGCACAAGAAAGGCAGATACTACATTGTTCATTTTAAACAGCTCTTTCTGTTGGATGGACGCGATGATAGGACTGAACTTACTCAGCAAGATTTAGATCGTACTGCTTTGATTGCGAGTATGTTGGAGCAATGGGGTTTGGTCAAACTGAAAAAGGAATTGCCTGAATTTGACCGAACTGTCAAAACAGTAGTGATTCCTTATAAGGAAAAAGAAAATTGGAATTTGCAGGCAAAGTATAATATTGGTAAGAAGGTGAGAAAATGACTACTCAAAAACGTCGCAGTTCGAAGAAAACTGAAACAATTGATCTTGGAGTGATTGAGATGGTTCCTGTTGAGCCTGATATGGATGAAGAAGAATTATCTGATGAAACGATCGTGGTGGATGAGACGAAATTAAATGTGACTATGTCAGCAAATCTTTCAAATGCAGTGCAAACATACTTGTCAAACGAAGTCATTACCAGACCTCGGATCTCTGTTGGTGTATACAAATTATCTGACACGGCAAGAACGCCAACTTATGCTACTGCTGGAAGTGCTTGTTTTGATTTGTATGCTGACTTTTCTGGGGTTAGGGCTGTTAGGGTTCACTCTCCTTCTAATTTTGAAACAGAGCGTCTCGTTCAGAGATTTCCTGAGTATGATAACATCCAAGGCGTAGTGATTGATTCAGGTGAAAGAGCTCTCATTCCTACGAATCTGATTTTTGATATTCCTGAAGGATGGAAGATGTTGATTTACGCTAGGAGTGGGAATGCTCTGAAGTTTGGCATGTCGTTAGCGAATAGCGTTGGTGTAGTCGATCATGATTACGTTAATCCGACGTATATTATTGTTTCTAATCAGAGCAAGGAACGTCTTGTTGTTAAACAGGGCGATCGTATAGCTCAAGCAGAATTAGTTCCCATCTATCATGTCGTCTTTAATTCTTTGACTAAGGCACCTAAACAAAAAACTGAACGTGATGGTGGATTTGGTTCAACTGGTCAATGAGGTAATTGTATGGCAATCAAAGCAGTTTTCTTGAATACAGGACTCGTGATAGGTGATTTTGAAGAAGATATGGAGGGCAACTACAAAATCAACAAACCTGTACTTGCAGTAGCCACTCGCGATAATGTCACTCTCATTCCTTTCTTGAATATGATGGAAGAGCAATCGATTACGGTGAAACCGAGTGATTGTTTGTATGGTCAAGTATTCACGCCCATCGCCGAACTTCGAAATTACTACAATCAGGTTTTTGGTTCTGGTATAGTAGAAGCGAAGAGCACACTTAAGTTATAAGTCAAGTTAAAATGATGAGAGAAGCGGGGATGTTGTTCTCCGCTTCTTATTCATCAGGATTATCAATTTTTGAAGCACGAGAACGTTTTCTTCTCTTTGGTACTATTTCTTCATAGTCTTCATCATCACACTCTTCAGTTGTATAAGATGGTTGTTTTTTTGTTTGGAATGCATTATATTTGTAGCTGATCCACTTACTGGCAACAGCATTACTGGCAACGACACCGAGATATATCAACCAGATCATCTCAAGAGAATCTGGAATGGTAGTACTGAACAAATTTAAGCTGAGAAAGGCAAGAGTTGCGGCAAAGTATGCAATATTACTCCAAAATTTAGTGTGACTTAGATGGTCAGATGTCTCATCTTTAAAAAGTTCAGTCATGTCTATTCTTCTGCCCAATTTAAACATTACTACGAATAAAGTTACGAGGAATAATGACAAGAAAGCGAAGCTTACTATTTTGAACGAATCTACTAGAAGATGGCTGAAGTCCATGGAGGTCTACCGATGAAAGAATTTTATATGTTTGCTGATGAACAAGGATCTCGTATTTTTCATCGATATTGGGATGGTCAAGAAAGACGAATGGAAGTTATTGATAGTTTTCCAATTGAGCTATTTATCGAAGGTGGACGTAAAGATGCTCGAGGTTTGAGAGGCGAAAGTCTTAGTCGCGTTGAATTTACTAAGATTAGTGATGCACAGGAATTCATAAGAGAGTATAAGGATATTACGCCGATTCATGGCCAAACGAGCCTTGTACATCAGTTTCTGGCTTATCGTTATCCTGAAGAAATTGAATTTGATATTTCGAAGTTTGTAATAGCCAATATCGATATAGAAACTAGATTTGATAATGGATTTCCTTCGCCTGATCGAGCTGATCAAGAAATAATTTCGATCACATTGAAATGTTTTGGTGATAATAAATTTGTAAGTTGGGGTATCAAACCTTACAAAGTAAAGAATGAAAATGATGAATATGTCTTATGTGAAGATGAAAAAGATTTGCTGATCAAATTTGTGAATTATTGGAGTCGTTTAAAGCCAGATATTGTAACAGGTTGGAATATTCAAGGATTTGATATTCCTTATCTCATCAACCGCGTCACCAATGTTTTAGGTGAAAAAGTCGCAGCTAAGTTGTCACCTTTCAGTAATTATACTTCTAAAGTTTTTAGTGATTTTGAAATTCAAGGCGGACAAAAGAGCTATCGCATCTTAGGTGTGACCGTATTTGATTATATTGAGTTGTACAAGAAGTTTAGTTATAAGAAACTTGAACGTTATTCGCTTGATTTTGTTTCGCATATTGAACTAGGTGAACGGAAGGTTGATTATTCCGAGTATGGAAACTTGATGAATCTTTATAACACTAACTATGAATTGTTTATGGATTATAATATTCATGACGTACAATTAGTTGAAAATCTTGATAAGAAGTTGAACTTTATGTTCTTAGCGCTCACGATGGCATTCATGGGTCGTGTACGAATGAATGAAATTTTTTCACAGGTTCGTTTTTGGGACACATTGGTGTACAATAAGCTTCGCCAAGAAGGAATTCAGATTCCGCCACATATTCGAAGAAAGGGTTCAGGAGATATTGAAGGCGCTTATGTAAAAGATCCTGTGCCCGGTTTATACAAATGGGTGGTGAGTCTTGACTTGACTTCTCTGTATCCTTCTATTATGATGCAATATAATTTATCTACAGAAACAGCCGTCGATCCTGCTGTCGGTAATTTAGTTGATAAGTTACTTGATATGTCTTATGATACAAGTTTTCTAAAAGAAAGAGATCTAACTATGACAGCCAACGGCGCAACTTTCACACGTAAATTCAAAGGAGTGATGCCTCGTTTAGTGGAAGCCATGTTCAACGATCGCAAAAAGTACAAGAATATGATGCTTGATGTTAAGCGTGAGATAGAAGCCATCAAAGTTGAGATGGATAAACGGGGTTTGAAATATGAATGATTTTTCGAAGCTCTCAAATGAGGAATTGCTGGCTTTATACAAAGAAAAGAAGAACAAAGAAGCAACTTATGAAGCCATGCAAATGGCCTTGAAAATCACCTTGAACTCATTGTATGGTGCACAAGCAAATGAACATTTTCGTTATTATTCTACGGATATCGCAGAAGGTATTACATTAACAGGGCAGTTTACCATTCGGTATATTTCGAATGTTTTAAATGAATTTTTGAATAAGAAGTTGAAGACAGATGGGGTTGATTATGTAGTCGCAAATGATACAGATTCTGCATATATTCGTCTTGATACTCTAGTTGAAAAGATTGTGCCTAAAGGCACACCAATTCAAAAAATCGTTGATTTTCTTGATAAATTTGTCTCAACTGTACTCGAGCCATTGATTTCTGAAAAATTTGAAGCTTTGGCTGTTTATATGAATGCACTTGAAAATAAGATGCATATGAAACGTGAAGCCATAGCTGACCGTGCTATTTGGAGAGCCAAGAAGAATTATATTCTGCAAGTTTATGACAATGAGGGTGTTCGTTATAATGAGCCAAAGTTGAAGACAGTCGGAATTGAGACAGCAAGGTCTAGCACACCAGAACTCGTTAGAAAAGCTTTAGAGAAATCTCTCTTTATACTATTGAATAAAGATGAAAATGATCTTCATACATTTGTGAAAGGATTTCGCGAGACATTTATGAATGTGCCTGTTGAAGATATCGCATTCCCTCGCGGCGTAACGGATTTGGATAAATGGATAGACCCGACTGGGCGAGAATTATGGAAATCAGGAGCGCCAGTACATGTCAAGGCATCATTAGTTTATAATGAACGATTGCGGACGACAGGATTGATTAAAAAGTATCCTGTGATCAAGAATGGGGATAAGATCAAGTTTGTGTATCTCAAACAACCCAATCCTGTCAGAAATAATGCTATTGCGTTCACTGATGTCTTTCCACCTGAGTTTGAGATGGATGAGTATATTGATCGAGAGCTTCAGTTCGAAAAGACCTTTCTTGAACCACTTCGTAGCTTCACAGACATCATTGGCTGGCAAACTGAGAAGGTCAATACTTTGATGGATTTTTTCAGTGAAGAAGGTCCAGTGACGCAAACGAAGGTGTTGACATCCTCAAAAGAGTCTGTTAAAATTAATAAACAGTCTGTCGGTAAGCAGACTCATGCAACGTTGGAATCATTCTTTTAAGATAAGAGGAGTCTTATGGTATCAATCACTGATTTTTTAAAATTGACTGGTAATGAATTTGCTAGTGTCGCTGCGGATGGTATTGCCGCTGGTGATATTTCTGGATGGGTTGATAGCGGAAGTTATGCTTTGAATGC